TCTCAATTACCATATCCGCTATCACCGCGTTTTTCGGGCAAGCTGACAAGGCGGCACTGGAAAGCAGATATCCGTACTCTGCCGGAAAGTCTTTCAGCATCGTGTTCAGTTTTTCTATGTCCTCTGCCGGAATACCGTAGTCTTTCAGCTTTTTGTTCCTTGTCAGCATACCGTTCTCCTTTCTAATCGTCTGGGTGGTGCTTGTCGTACATGATCGCTACGCATACAAGACCAGTTACTCCGAATATGATTCCAAGGACGAATCCTAGCAAAAACGTAATCATACTTCCACCTCCGAATCTTCTGGCATCTGAAACAGGATTGATTTTCTTATCTCATTTCCATAGCCTTTTAATACAGCAATTCCATGCGCCACACTTTCTTTTGTATCATAGCTTCCTGTGTATGCTGATCCTGCCAACCCACTGCCAATAATTTCACCGGATTTGTAATCCATGTAAGCCTCCTGAATCATATTCAGTACTTTCATAGCTTTTGCTTCTGAAGAATATTTACCAAATCTATATCTATTTTCGTTCTCTAGGCTTAAAATAACAAAATCCTTGTCATTTTTCACAATATAAACCACAGTCGAATTGCTAAAGTTTAATAAAATTGCTTTATTCTGACTTCTGATTAGCATTTTGCGTCCTCCTTATAATCCTCGATTGCAGCTATTCTGTTCTCGTACATAGCGATTGCTTTTTTGAGTCTGCTGATTTCAACGTTATATCTTTCTAAAAATTTATCTTTTACAAGCTGATAATTCGGTACTGTCAGCACAATGTACGGCGTTGAACGACCAGAAATTGTTCCGATATCTTCCTTTTTCACATACCCAATGTAGATTCCGTCTGGAAATCGAGTTACTGCTTTGTAGGTTTTTGGCTTCTCAATCACCTCGCACTCCTCAACTCTGATCTTGAAAACATAGTCTCCTAATGTTTGGGTTTCTGGATTGTATTCTCTGTTGCTGTCCAAAATGTAGAAATATAATTTCATTTTCCATCCTCACTTTCCCCATGTAAGCAACTGACACGCTATCAATTTAGATTTACGTTCATTTTTCTTGCCATAGCTTCTACAACTGTCACTGTTACGCCGTTTCCTGCCTGCTTGTATAACTGGCTGTCAGAATTAACAAACTGAGCCTTTTCAAAATAATCATCCGACCAACCTTGCAGCCGAAAACATTCTTTCGGTGTCAGCTTCCGAATTGCTATGTAACATTGATATTTTTCATACCAGACCGCATATACAATTAACTCATCGGAAAATTTCACAAATATGCCTTGATTACAGCTTGTATCTAGCGTATTGACAACTTCTTTTCCATGTTCTGTGCGAACGTTACGCAATACTCCGAGCGGATCAATTGCGACCCCATGTCTATCCTGAGATGTTAATGTGAACATTGGCTCGCCATCATCTTTAAACCGCCTACCATTCTGACGTTTCTCTGCCCGATCTGGTGTCAGAACCGGAAGTGCTATCTTCGGATTGTTGTTATGTCCTGCCGAATGGCATTTTGTGATTCCATCAATCCCAAGCACTTTTCCGTCTTGTGACGAATTAACTTCTCCTATGACTTTTATTGCAATTCCACTATCCTGTCCGGCGTGGTTCGCTACGCCTTTGTAGTATCTTGCTTTTAAACATCTTGCAGTGTCCGTCATTTGCGATCCCTGGTAACATAAATCTATGAAACATGGTAGGGCAGTATGGTGTTCCCTTCCTCCACCTTGACAGGTGCTTAATGCTTCTGTAATTCCATCTTGCGCGAATACCTGCGTATTTCTTTTATATCCGTTCCTGTATCCAATTATTTGAATACTATTTTCTCTGTCTGCTCTTTCGACAGGAAATATTTTTGCGGTACTTCTGCTTCTAAGATGTCCAATAATAAAGCATCTTTCCCGGTTCTGTGGCACTCCGAAATCTTTGGAGTTGAGCACCTGCCATTCTGCATCATACCCCCACTGCTCCATTTCAATGAGCAGTCTGGCAAAATCCCATCCTCCATTAACACTAAGCAGATTTTTAACGTTCTCAATGAAAAGGTAAGTGGGTTTATCTTCTTCTTTGAGCTGTCCAACAAGGTACATAACTCTGAAAAACAGGCTTGAACGGTTTCCTTGAAATCCGGCTTGCTTTCCTGCAACGGATATGTCCTGGCAAGGGAATCCGAAGCACCAACAGTCTGCTTTTGGAATGTCTCCGGCATGCACTCTTCGAACGTCATTTGCGTACCATTCTCCATTTCTGTATTCCTCCTTTAATATTTCTTTCTGTCTTTTCTTGATAGGAATATTTTCCAATGCCTTTCGCTGCTCTTCTGCCAGTAAGTGCATTGAGATGTAACTCGCAGTAGCAAATTTATCGAATTCGCAAAAACCAACGCATTCATGCCCTGCTAATTCCATTCCCCTACGAAATCCTCCGATTCATGCAAAAAAATCTATAAACTTCATTTTAAACTCCCATCTTCTTAACCAGATTCTTATTCATCTCTTCGCCGTTCAGAGCTGGCGCTTCCTTTTCGCAGCCAGTCTGTTCTACTCAATACCATCGCCGTGTTTATACGATATTCTTTTCCATGCTTCTTATATTTTACATTTTTCCTGTTGACACATCTTTTCTCCTCTATCCCATTATGCTCGCAAGGAACTGCCTCTGTTCTCCTGCTGCTTTTTTCTTTCGAATACCTTCCTCTGGCATTTGTAACTCTACACAGGTCTTAATAATCCGGTCTCTGGTCCTGGTGTCCACATTCAGATTATCGGTGCTCATGTTGGAAGTGTAGATTGTAATGTTTCCGTCCTCCATACGCTTGTTGATCAGACGGAACATTTCCTGCCGCTGCCATTCCTTGTCTGCCTGTGCGCCGATATCATCCAGAACAAGAAGTTTGCAATCCCGGTATACCTGACTGGGGTCCTCTTCTCCGCGATCGCGCTTGTAGCTGTCACCAACAGCACTTATGTAGTCAGGTGCAGTCACGAAACGCATTTGCAGATCGTATTTCATCATCACCGATTTTGCCAGACAGCACGCCAAAAAGGTTTTTCCACTTCCCGGTGTCTTGCTCCACAGATACAGTCCCTTTCCTGCCATTTCCCACTTCTGGAAATGGTTCAGAAAGGTGGTGCACAAGTCTCTCAGTTTGCTCATGTCTCTCTGGTAAATATTAAAATCGAACTTGCCAAGATCTGCCTCATGGTACTCTTTTGGTACTCCGGTACGGTCCTGTGCTCTATAACCACCTTTGCACTTTGGACATCTGCGAGCATATTGAATTTCTTCTGGAAGTCCGTAATCATAGACCGTGGCATAATATGTCTCCCATCCAGTCCCATGGCACACAGGACACTCACCATAATCTGACTGAGTTAGTTGGTTCTGGTTCATCTTTTACCGCCTCTTTTCTCGCATCGTAGTTTCCGTCAAGGACCTTAGCCATGTTGGTATCGCTGATCAGCCAGTCAAATGTCGCAGACCAGTTGCGTTTGTTTGCGCCTTTCAAGAAGTCAGAAGCCTCTGCTTTTTCGAACAGCAGTCGGAAATCATCAAGTGTGTATCCGGTCTTCAGTCTGGCACTAATAGCCCTTTTCCTTGCATCAGACATCTTTACCAGGCGAGGATACGACCCACAAACGGAATTGTATAATTCACGAATCGTGATAAAGACGCTGCTTTCCGAAGTTTCACTCTCATAATCTCCTTTAGGAGATTTATTATATTCTTCCTTTCTTTCCTTCTTCCCTTCTTCTATTGTTGTCACTTTACTGTCACTTGCTTGTCGGTTGACTGTCACTTGTGTGTCACTTGACTGATACCTGTCGTAGTTTTTTACCGTAATTACGCTGAATTTAGCGTGTCGGTTGCTTGTCACTTCTCCGGTATTTTCCAGATGTTTTAGTGCCGTTCTTACATTCCTTACTGTAAGCCCTGTTTCTGCTGCAAGATTCTGTAAAGAAGTCACAAATGCTCCTCTTGGCACTTCTACTCCCTGAAACCTACCGTCTTTCCAGTTTGCTTTTAACAGGATATGTAAGAACAGCACCTTGGTATTTACATCTGTATACCATTCCCACTCAAGGATTTTCCTGCTGATCTTTACATAATCCATAACCAGCCTCCCATTCCCTGTATATCTTCATCCAGTCCTCCAATGACATCGTGACAAGCCACTCACAATGATTCTTCCGATGAACTACTGCCGGAAGTTCATCCGGTTTCCGATCCCTCTTCGACTGATCTATAGCCTCATATATATTTAGTTTTTCTCTTCTCTTCACTTCAATGTGAATTCCAGGAAGACCAACTACATCCGCATCTCCGTTGGACCCACAATACTGCTGACCTCTTCTTGCCTTGTAACCATACCCGCGAAGAATACCGGCTACCTCCCTTTCTCCGACAGCCCCTTTACTTCTACTATTCATGCGTCTCCTTTCCCCCTCAGGAAGTTATAACAGGCCACTCCCTGAGGGAAAATCGTGTGATATATCTATAGGATTTTAGTTGCACCCGTATTTCTTATACACGAGTTCTTTAGGATCCCATCCGGGATACATTCGGCTCATGTATTTTTCTATATAGGCCAGCATGTCCGGCCTTAATCCCTTTGCTCCGTTGTCCAGGAGCTGGTGATGGTATCTACATCCGGTAACTCCATTCTGTTCGATTCCAAGTCCACCCTGTGATCGGTTGACAATATGCATAATATCAAGCTGCTTATATTGGAAATCGGATGAAGAATGCATATAAAAACCAATCTGGCAAAATATGCAGCCGTGATCTCTACCGAGAATTCTTTTGCGCGTTTTTACATCAAACTGTAACGCTTTTGTTCTTTTGTTCATCTATACCACCTATTCCATACTGCTCATAAAGTTTTTGTTTCTCAAATGGTGTCATGATCTCACTATCTGGGATTTCTGAGTCTCTGCAATCCTCAATCAATCCGCTAATAAGCTGAGCCATTTCTTCAGTGTTGTATGTACTGGATCCACGGAGAAGTATATACACTCTTTTTATTTCTCCATCTCTTGTTACTACCGTTTTTGGAAGTGGTTTCAGATGATACTCAACCTTGCTCAATACATCGTTTTCTGTCTCTTCAGTATCCGGAAGATAAACAGCTATCAGGTTTCCATCAACACGCTCTATCTGTCCGTAACGGCGCAAAAGCCGGTTGTGAGTTTCGTCATTCGTCCATCCATGCGCCCTGGCAAGCTTAGTGAGCAATACCCAGTAATATGCATTTGCGTCCAGTGAACGCTTATCTCTGTGCTGTTTAAGACAAACATCTAGCTTATCAAGTTTTGCCAGTTCGCCAGCATCTCGTGCATCCTCATTCAGTTCTATCTGAAGATTCCACTTATCTGTCACAAGATCTTTTGCTAACGATTTAATCTTTCCTGTGAATTCCATTTAAACGCCGCAATTCTGCTTGAAATAATATATGTTTTTCGGATCCGTTATCGCCTTGATATTTCCTATCGTCAGTTGGTTGATAGAGGTAAGACGATATTTCTCAAGAACTTTCTTTTCACTCAGTCCATTCTTATTCATAAACGAACGTAATGCTGATATATCCGTATCTGAAATCTCCGATCCAGGATCATTATGCTGATCATACTTGGTCTTGGTTTCATTCCAATAGATATCTGCCCCAATGCCAAGATTCTTGCATGCCACTGACAATGCATCCGTGGTTGCCATTTTGTAACACTCATCAGATACATAGACTCCGTTCCGTTCTTTTGTCGCCAACTTACTGCCGCCGGTTCCGGGAATTGCCTGTGACCACTCATCCTTGTATTTGACGTACAGTTCAATTGCCACGAAAACACATATCTCATCACCAACAGTATCCATCCATTTCTCAACTGTTTTGTAATACCAGCCAAGGCCGCAGGGACCGAACTGATCCGTCAAACACTTGATGCGCCACATCGGGTTAATATCTGTGAAACCTTTCAACCGTCCTGCCGTAATAGCTCTTTGGGCATCTTTAGGAACTTCCCGAACCTTGTTATATAACTCAAGATTTTCCATAAGCCTCTCCTACTTGATCTGGATATTCTGCGAAGTTATCAGAGTGATTCCCGGAAACTTTTCTCCGGCTTTCAGTGCTGCCTTCAGACCGACCTTGTCCGGCTTAGGCTCTGAATACTTAAGATATTCTTCTGGGACAGATGCCCCCTCCGCAATATCCACGGAGCTACCACTTCTAAAAGAAATTGCTACTCTTGCAGACTTAAACTTTTCACCATCTAGATATCGGGAAAGATACTCTTTCAGTGATGTCGCTTTGCTTTCTGCGGCTTTCTGCCTCTTGGCAAGATTTTCTTTTTCAGTTTTCAGTGCTTCTGCATCTGACAAAAGATTCTTGATCCAGCAACCGATGTTCTCAATCTTCTGATCTCTTTCCATCTGTAGAGATTCAAGCTTTTCAATGTCTACGATTTCCCCTGTTTCCATATCTACGCAATTAAGGATTTCATTTTCGATTTCGTACAGATTCATTCTTATTTCCCTCTCTTTCTGCTAATTTGTAGTTGCTTGCTTGTCTTTTTATTGGTCCGGAATGTCTATGCGTAATGATTTCCAGATATTCATCTTTTATATCTCCGTTGCCAGTGAAGTTCATAATGGACATCTCCCATTGATAAGCAGCTCCAGAAGACATTTCTTTGCATCTTCATAATTCTGAGATTCAACCTTAAAGTCGTAAAACTGGCACAATGAAAAATGCTTTACGATCTCCCCTGCATCATTAAATACATAAATATAAACTCTGGATATGTCGTCACACGCCGTATAGTCAAAATTCACATGCGCCGTTGTTTCACTTGAAACTCTCAGACACAACTCAAATAATTCCTTAATTTTCTCCTCATTCATTTTTTCTCCTTTCATAGATTTCCTATCAGAATCAGGCTTATGGTTGCTGCTGCCAGAATCCGATCAAGTCCATTTGTCCACTCCCATGCTGGAAGGAATGTTAAAAGGATTCCGATTGCTATTGACATAAAAATTTCTCGTTTACGATATTTTTTCATTCGTACCCCTCTATCTAAGGAATACCCATGCTGCATTCGAAAGAATCAATGCCGCCATGGTAATTCCCCATGCACAGAACCATTTCTGTGTCTGCTTCTTGGCTTCTCTTACGACTTCCACTGCGTAGAAGTTTTCAAAATCTTCAAAGCTGGTTACTTTTGCGTTATCCATTGTGCTTTTACCCTCGGTTTTCTTCATAAAAAATCCTCCTGCTCTCTTGCGAAATACAGGAAGAAATGTTATGATTGTCCTGTAATCCGCTAAGGTTGGTTTAGTGGTTTACGGCTCCGGGGCGGAGGTTTCGGCTCCCTCCGGGGCACTCACGTCAAATTTGTTTCTTTTCTTCGATAGTAGTCCAAGATAATTCTTGAACACTCATCTACAATCCTCTGATTGTCTTCAGGTGTATTATCCTTGCAGTAATCATCATGTATCCTGATTACCCCAGACCCATTTTTGATTGTTTTGATTACTGCCATAAAATCAGCTCCTTTCTACAATAGATTATGATGTTTATGTTATTTTGCTTCTTCTGCAAAATGCTTCTCCATGAGATTGGCAATCATCAAGTATTCTTCAGCGATTTTGCCTTTTCTGGTATTTTTCACCTGTTCACGGAACTCTGGAATAGTTCCGAAAAAGCATCCGCATGAAACTCTGACTGCTTTATCTTTGCATCTAAAAAACGTAGTGGTACGGAATTGAGTACCAAATCCATGAATAGTTGTGTAATCTGCATTGCCGGACACCTCTGCATCGCCGAACACCCTTGCATTGTCGCACACCTCTGCATTGCCGAACACCCTTGCATTGCCGAACACCCTTGCATTGCCGGACACCTCTGCATTGCCGAACACCCATGCATTGCCGAACACCCATGCATTGCCGGACACCTCTGCATCGCCGAACACCCTTGCATTGTCGCACACCTCTGCATCGCCGAACACCCATGCATTGCCGGACACCCTTGCATTGCCGGACACCCATGCATTGCCGGACACCCTTGCATTGCCGAACACCCTTGCATTGCCGGACACCTCTGCATTGCCGAACACCCTTGCATTGCCGGACACCTCTGCATCGCCGAACACCCTTGCATTGCCGGACACCTCTGCATCGCCGAACACCCATGCATTGCCGGACTGGTTTACATTTCCTTCTTTTTCTACCCATCCGCCAGTTTCTCCGGCTTCTACATTCCCAAATGAAATGAGTGCTTTGATTCGGAAAAGTTTCTTTCCGAAAATGTTAATTTTGGTTTCTGATGTTAATTCAAATTTCTTCATTTTCTTTATCCTCCTTAATTACTGTGAATGCACAGTTTCTTTGTTTCGTCTTTTGAATTTCGTGTTATACTCTCCTATGAAAGGAGAGATGTTATGGAAATTTCTGGTTCACAAATCAAATTGTTAAAACGTCTTTATAAAACTGATATACCGTTGTCTGATTTTTCCAATTCAGAAAAAGGAGAAATAGAATATCTTGGGAAACGCGGATTCATTAAATACAGTAAAGAAGATACCGATTCAAGAATCACACCAACCATTGTCTGTATTCAGTCAGCCGGAAAAGCTTTTTATGATTCTTATGTAAGAGACCGCAGACGGTGGTATATCCCTGTTGTCTTGTCCATTGTTGCCATCGTAATCAGCTTATTTGCACTGTACAAATCTGGACAGGTAATCAATGTTTACATTGACAAAAACAAAATGAATACGGTCACAGCTGAGAATCCTCCAGCAAATGCAGATAACAAATAGGGGAAATTCGGATATCTGTAAATGATTGGTAATCCGTCACCATACTTTCGCAACGCTCTGTGTGCTTGCCTAGCCATTTTCCCATGTGAATAATGAGGGTCACTGTTTATGGAATCCAGAATTTCCCATTTTGTCATGTTGTCATATTTTGACGGTGTTCTGCGGAACATTTGTTTTCACCTCCAAGTTAAGAAATTTGTAGATAATTTTGTCTACTTTTTAAAGAAAATTTTTTCTTTTTCAGTAAGAGATGTAATCCCAAGTTCACTACAGAGAATATCTGTTTCCCTGTTCGTAAAATCGGCTTTATTTTTACATTTCATCCTGAAGTATTGCCTTGAAATACCTAGTTTCTCAGCTAAATATCCATATTTCTTTCCAGAGTCTTTAATTCTCTGTTCAAGCAATGGAGTATCAACCATTCCTGTTCCTCCTTTCTTTTTGTTGATGTTTCTGTCTACATTTAATACTATAACCCGTGTTGATATTTTTGTCAACAATATTTTCGAAAAATGTTGAAATATTTTTCAACACATGTTATACTCTCATTGTAAGCAGAAAGGAGGTAAACTCCATGAACATAGGAGAAAGAATTAGAAAGTGCCGTGAAAATTTAGACATGACGCAAGAAGAACTGGCATTAAAACTTGGATATAAGTCAAGATCTTCCGTGAATAAGGTTGAAAATTCAAGAGAACTTTCTATAAAGAAAGTGCGTGACTATGCTAAGGCATTAGGCGTATCGCCTGCTTACTTAATGGGATGGACGGAACATAAGCCAGACAATGCAGAATTAATCGCAGATATCTCAGGAAATCCGCAGCTACTTTCCTGCATTGAAAAACTCACTAATCTTCCAAAAGACGATCAACAGTTAGTTTATGGCTACGTAGATGCTCTCTATTCCAAAAATAAAGCCGGGGATTAATTTCCCCGGTTTTTTAATACTCTGGCAATGAATCTATAGAAGAATTCAAGCAGACTGTCATCATTTATTTTATCTATCATTTCAATAATCTCTTTCTTATAATCCATAATAACCCTCCCTATTGCAATTACCACCTACATTACAGTATATGTCCGGTTTGTGGAAATAATCGAACATTCGTTCACTTTTGCTATTACACCACTAATGTTCGCCCTTGGAAACTGCCAGATATACACCGATATATTTATGATTGCATAGAAATTATTCGTAAAATCAAAGATATAGTCTTTTTTGTTTAGTGGCAGGGCGAATAAAAACGGCGGCATGCTCTGCTTTATTTCATGGGCGCTATTCTTATGTAGGGTAGAAGATCTGTACGCATTTTGGACAGAATACACTTCTGACTCTTCGCGGATATAATCGTCTACGCACATTGGTAAATAAACAATGTAATTAAGTAAAAGCACAGCTCCTATTATAATTAGTATATTTTTGATTATTTTCATTTTACAAATCACCTAAAAACGTCTATTTACAACTAAATTTAACGATGCTATAATAAAAATAGCATATTTAAACACTTTTTTTTGCAAATGGCGAAAACAACGCCCATAAGGGAATGATTTGAATGAAAATTGCGATTTGTGACGATGATAATTTACGAATTGAGATTTTCAAAAGTAGCATTGACCGATATCTAAAAGAGCATGGTGACGGAGGATATACATTAACCACCTACACCAGCGGAAAGCCTTTGATCGACGATGTTTCAGATGGTGAATGGTATGACATAATAATTCTTGATGTCTCCATTAACGGAGAAAATGGCATAGAGATTGCTAAAAGATTAAGAAAAATCGGATACTATGGAAATATCACTTTTTGGACAGAACGCAAAGAATATGTATTTGATGCACTTGATGTGCTGCCGGTGCATTATATCATTAAAGGCTCCGAGCATGGAAGAATGTATTCAGTTGTTGAGCAGGTTCTTGAAAATATACGTGAAAAAACGCTTACTATCAAGAACAAGGACTATTTTCACAGAGCTGAATTCCGGCGTATTGAATACATCGAAAGCCAGAACAAATACATAATGATCCATTGCACGTGCGGAATATCACACAAGGAACGAGGAAAGCTCAATGATATTGAAAAGAGTCTTGACGGAAGATTTTTGCGCTGCCACCAGAGCTATATAGTTAATATGGACGAGGTAAGCGAAGTAAGTCATTTTTTTACGATGGTATCCGGTGCGATCGTCCCGATCAGGCAAAGAGAACTTGCAAAAATAAGAGAAAAATATGAAAACTACGTCATTGGAGGGAGATAAAGCATGAGCGAAGAAAAAACTAAGAAGTGCAAACATTGCAAGATGGACATTCCAAAAGATGCAAAAATATGCCCACATTGTAGAAAGAAACAAAAAAGCGGAATATTAAAATGGGTTGTATTAATACTTATCATAGGAGTGGTTATCGGTGCTGTCACAGGCGAAGACAAATCCGCTGATAGTACAGCAAAACAAACAGAAGCAACTGCTTCAGACAGTCAGAAACAGGAATCCGAGTCAATCGAATATACATCTGTATCTGTAAATGACATGATGGATGCCCTTAATAATAACGCTATGGGAGCGTCTGACAAATATAAAGGTAAATACCTTGAGATTACCGGAAAGCTCACAAACATTGATGCAGCCGGAAAATATATTGATCTCATGGCTGATGGAGATTTTGAGATTATTGGAGTTCAGTGTTACATCAAAAACGACGACCAGAAAGCTAAAATAGCATCTATGTCAAAAGGTGACACCGTTACATTAAAAGGAAAATGCACAGATGTCGGAGAAGTACTGGGGTATTCTCTTGATATTGATGAAATAGAATAAATGTTAAAAAAAGAACCGGCTCTCGCTACCAACGGGAACCGGTTTTTAAAAATAAGACAATTCCAGAGAAAAATCTTACCTACACATTAAGTATATCATCTCCGGGATTGCCGTACAAGTGCAAAAAAAAAGGAGAATGATAAAATGAACGAATCAGTATGTATCTATTTGAGAAAATCCAGAGCCGATCGGGAAGCTGAGGCACATGGAGAGGGCGAAACTCTTGCCAGACACGAGCATATCTTACTGGATCTTGCGAAAAGACAAGGCTATAGCATTGGTGCCATCTACAGAGAAGTGGTTTCCGGTGAAACAATCTCCGCGCGTCCAGTCATGCAAAAACTTCTTCACGAAGTGGAATCCGGTATGTGGGACGGTGTTTTGGTCGTCGAAGTAGAACGTCTTGCCAGAGGTGACACTATCGACCAAGGCGTTGTGTCCAGGGCTTTCCAGTACTCTGACACGAAGATTATTACCCCAACAAAAATATACGATCCGAACAACGAATTCGATGAAGAATATTTTGAATTTGGACTTTTCATGTCCAGACGCGAATATAAGACCATTAAACGCCGATTGAATAATGGTAGAATCTCATCAGTCAAGGAAGGAAAATACTGTGGCAACAAACCGCCTTACGGATACGAAAGAGTAAAACTCGAAAAAGAAAAAGGTTATACTCTCAGACCTGTTCCGGCTCAAGCTGAAATTGTAAAAATGATCTACACTTGGTATGCCGGTAATGGCTGCGAGCAAATTGGAGCGGCGAAGATTGTGCGGAAATTAAATGAAATGGGAATAGAAACCGCGCTAGGTGGTGACTGGACTCCTGCTAGTATACAGGGAATTTTAACAAATCCGGTATACATCGGGAAAATACGATGGAACGGGAGAAAAACTGTAAAGACTATACAGAACGGGCAAGTGGTTAAGACACGCCCTCGATCAAAAGATACTATTATTTGTGATGGATTGCATCCGGCTATTATATCAGACGATCTGTATAATTCTGTACAAGAGATACGCCAAAAAAATCCACCACGTCCGATCAGTATAAAAAACACAGTTCGCAATCCACTTGCCGGAATTGTCTATTGTAGCAAATGTGGCCGTGCCATGGTTCGCCGCCCTTATCAAAAACGCGGACAGGAAGATACCCTCATGTGTCCATATACGTCTTGCCCTACAGTGAGTAGCAAATTATCTCTGGTTGAAAAAGCTGTACTGGATGGAATCAAAGAAATAGCAGAGAAGTATAAGCTGAACAATGATATTAATGCTTCATCTAATACTATCAATTCTGGTATAGTATCTAAGCAAAGTCTTATACGCGAAAAAGAAAGTGAGCTTGAAAGCTTAAATGTTCAAAAAGCAAAACAATATGATCTACTTGAGCAAGGAATTTACACCACAGAAGTCTTCCTTGAACGCTCCAAAACCATAGCTATATCTATCCAATCATGCTCTGATATTATTACGAAATTAAGAGAAGAAATCGAACACGATGAGAATATTATGGCGCAACAATCAGATTTTATTCCACGCTGCGAAGAATTGCTTAATAGCTATTGGAACCTTGACGTGGAATCACGAAATAGAATGCTCAAGAGTCTGGTTGAAAAAGTCGTCTACTCGAAAAATATAAAAAACACTTACGGCAAAGGTAACGAGATTAATTTTGAGCTAGACATTTTCCCAAAAATTCAAAAAAATGATTAATGACATCTTCTATGTGCCAGTTCGCTGGCACAATGATGTTATCATTAATTTCAAAAAGAAGCCCCAAGGAATAAATTTCCAAGGGGCTTAAGTTTTATGCTTTTTAGATTGCAATCAAATCTTTCCAGGTGTTCTCGCCACACTCTCCGTCTACCACCAGTACTCCATTTCTGGACTTCTGGTACTGTTTTAATGCATAAATGGTATTTGCATCTGCTTTTCTGGACAGTGACAGTGCCTTTCCATTCTTCCCTTTAAACCCTCTCGCAATCAGAATCTCCTGCAATAACAGGACTGATGTTCCTTCGCTTCCAAGTTTTACTAATTTTGGCTCAAACATATAACCGGCTCCTTTCGTGGTTATTGTAGTTGTTGTATTATTTGCAGTATTGCTGGATTTGCTTCCGCTTGTGACTGCAATAGCTACATGGTGGCTGTCATTCAGAAGAATGTCTCCGGCTTTCAGATAATCGCCGGAAGTCAGATATTTTTTATCTGTCAGTACCTTTGCCCCTGCATTCTTCAATGCCTGTCTCATGTTTCGCGTTGTCAGATAGATGCTGACCGCTTTGAGTCTTGCGTTATTTAAGCGATACCCTGCCCCCTTGACGATAGCTGCTGTACTTGCGCTGCAATCAGATTCGCAAGCTACCGTGATCTGCGCCGGATCGTAGTTGCTTGCCTTTAAGTGCCGCCAGAACGAATACCGGTCATTGCTGTTTCCGGCAGTGCCCTGATCATATCCGATGAGATTGTTCTGTGCCGCTTTTGTCGCCATGTCTGCAATCATGGTTGCGATTTTGGTGTCATTGAATCTTAGGACACAGAGCCACGGTCTACTGTACCAGTTCATGATCTGATATTCTGTACCAGTCTGATCTCCTGCTTTCCCACCTGCATATCTTCCTCTTTCATCATGTCCGCAGTTACTGATTTTTACCATTTTAGTTTCTCCTTTCTGGTTAGAATCTCTGTAGTCTTTGTAGAACACATCCATATCAACATTTCCGCTGATTCCTGGAACTTTTCCTTTACTGGAATACTGCCAGCCTACACCGACATTCGGACGTAATCTTTCCTGCACAGAACCATTGTCGCTTGCCGGATAACGGGCAATCCAACAATCATATTGCTTGAGAGCATCTGTCAGAACATTATTGTACCAGTCGAGATTACAATAAATTCCAACCTTATAACCGGCTTTCTTGATTCTGGTCAGAAACGATACTGCAATATTCTCAATCGCCTGTTTTCCAAGCCTTCTCTGCTGTTTCCATTCAAGGTCATAGAATACTGGGAAATCCAATCCGCGTCCACAAAGAACGGAAAGTACGTCCTCGGCTTCGTCAATTGCCTGTGCCGGTGTTAGGGCATAACTGTACTTATATCCACCAATAAGAATTCCGTTGGATTTACAGCCCTTGTAGTTATGTTCGAATGATGCATCAGTGCCGGATTTCTGATGGATTCTCAAAATTGCAAACTTAACTCCAGAATTCGATACTTTTGACCAATCTGGCTTGCCTTGATAAGATGAAACGTCAATACCTTTAATCTCCATATTTTCTCCTTTCACACCACGTATCTGTGGTGGCTATATCTCAATGATTCTTGCGATACTTTCGCATAAATCATAGTTGTGTCTAGTTTTTCATGTCCTAACATCTTTTGTAATTCTGTAACGTCCATGCCACGTTCCAAAGCACTTGTGGCAGTAGTGTGTCTTATCAGATGCGGATACAGGTTTCTTCCAAGGTTTGCCCTCTCTCCAATCTGACGGATTATCTGTTCTATCTGTGGCTTTTTGATGCCATGATACGGCTGTCTGACAGTACAGATTACACTATCATCCATGTCTTTTCGTGTCAGCCAGTATTTCTTCAATGCAATCTCAGCACGTGCGTTAATGTAGGATATTCTGTGCTTACTGCCTTTTCCGAATAGCTGGACTTCCTTTGTGCGAAAATCAATGTCTGACTTCTTGAGGATTGCAAGTTCGGACACACGACAGCCAGTGCTGTACAGCAGCTCCACTAATGCACGCTCTCTGTAATCTTTGCAAGCGTCGCGAACAATCTCAAGCTCCAAGTCTGTTAATGGAGTACGTGGTTTGGCTTCGTATTTTATCGGTCTGATTCTGTCGCATGGATTGGATGGAATATAACCTTCTTGTCTGCACCAATCCAGAAAAGTATGGAATACTATTCTCTTTCTATCTATGGTTCGGTTCGTATTGCCTTTTTGCGATAATCCATACAGATAGATTCGGATATCGTTAGTGGTAATTTTATCGAGAGGTTTATCAAGTGTCAGAAAGAAATCATCCAATAACCTTGATTTTCATAAGGAGAATTTTTTATGGTTGCGCTCGCAACTGAATCTCGCGAAAAATATGATCCTGAAGTCAACACTGTATTCAAATCCGTATTCGATTCGATGCTAGTATTTTTTCGCGGATCAAGTCCAAGCCGGTTACTATTTAAACATCAGCAACTTAATGCCTCCCCATATGGTTTCGCTAGCGTTTATCGTCAATGTAGTTGTGTCATCACTGTATGTACCCGAAAAAGTCCTGTTTGCCACAAAGTCTGCAATTTTAATAAAATTTACTGTCCGTTTTCCCGATGCAATATCAATAAAGACAATGTACATAAATCCATTATTTTGTGAAGTCGCTCCGTACATGAGAAACGATGTATAGGTGCTCTTATCAAGCCTAATATTTACAGAAAATGTTGAAAGATTTCGATCATTAATGAAGACCTTACTATTTAATTCATTAAGAGCCCCCACTACAGTCTTGTTTGAAGTCTGCAAGTTATTGATTACTGCATTTGTCAATTTATTGACCATCCAGTTCCAGATTCCGCTGAATGGTGAAAGTTTGTTTGTTTTTGATGCAGCATCATAGAGCATTAAGGTATCTGCATCTTCTGGAGTTGCCTTTACTGTGTATTCATTAAATTTTGCCATTTTAGTTCTCCTTTTCTATATTGAGCTTTTCATAGAGCTGATTAATTAGTTTCTCCTGTCGGTCAAGCTGTTCTTTCTGGCTTTTTATCATTGCGAACATTGCGGGTATCATGATACGTTCGTTCCAGTTCTCGGGAAGTCCGTCTGTGTTATGGTCAACTGCCAAAGGAAAATACTTGTCCACATCTTCTGCTATGAACATTGGGAATTCTACGCCTACGCGTTCATCTCCTTTTGCGAGGTAGCCTTCTTTATACCGTGCCATTATTGGTTCGATGTTGTACAGATTCTCAATAAATTCTTCTGGCAAGGAAGCTCCGAGGATTTTGTAGCGTTTGGAAGAAGATGAACTCATGTATACTAGATTGTCATGAATCCTTAAATAATTTCCAGATGAAAGTGTGTCTAAATTGAAAATCTGAAATTTATCCGTTCCATCGGAAAAAGGTTCTGTTCCGCAAATTATGTTAAAGCCCCCATCGGCAACAAGACCATTTCCATAAGCATACAAATCAACCCCATTTACTGATATCTTGTTTTCTATTGCATTCAGAACAATGGTATTATCTTTTGAGCATATAGTGCCTTGTTCTTTATTTATAGTCCATCCACCAATATTCCCATCATTAGCCAATAACGTTCCTGTAAACGTTCCATCAGCAGATTCCAAGCTACCGGAAAAAGTGCCTTTTTTAAAATTAACTCCCGTGTGGTCAATATAACCGATTTCACTTCCAGTTTCATCTCGAATAGATAATTTTCCATTGCCATTATTTACACCGCCCAATGTCAATTCACCGCCAAGTGCTGCACTGAAACTGATATATAGCTGATTGTTTTTATAGTATAAACCTTTCCATTTTCCATTGTCCGAAAGAATCTTTACTATTTCCGTCTGTGTAAGCGATGCGACATCAAGAGCAACCGAATACGTCTGCATATCCGCAATGCTCGTTTTAGCTTGATCAAGATAGCAAGTCACTCTAATCATTCCGCGTGAACCAATAATTTGAAGTGAAGAAGTTATTGTACAAGCGCCTGTAGCTTCTGTTTGGTTAAGTGTTATAGTCGTCCAAGTTTTTCCAGAATCAGAACTTCTTTCTGCTTTCCACCATCCTGAATAGGCTTTCTCTTCTCCTTGACCATCACGATAATATACGTTAACGGTAAGTTTTTCTGGACTGACTTTTTTATCTTGCCCCATCAACAATATTTCCGTGTTTGCTCTAAGGTAATACGTTCTTCCCGGAGGCCCGTCTTCTCCACGCATTCTCGCCCATGTATATTTCGCTGGGTCTGCACTGTCCGTCTTTTCGAAATCGGAATAATGACCAATGTAAATTCTATCTGTATCAGTTGTGGAAAAATCCACAGTTCCGTCAATACTATTTGCATAAGCGGTATGGATGTAAGAAGTTTCTCCGTTCTCTCCCGGAATGCCAATTCCATCCGCTCCGTCTTCGCCACGAAAACGGCTCCAAATGTAATCTTTCGGATTATCAGACGGTGTTTCTGTAGTTTTATTGTCCGCAATTCCAACATAGATTGCTTCTGTGACTGTATAGATTTCATCCCCGGTACTGTCCAGTATGGGACTTTCGGCGCTGTCCAGAAGTTTTACATAATCTGGGCTATCACTCATATCAGAGCCATCCGGCATGGATGCGTATTTTCTCCATGTATAAAGCTGTTTTCCGTTTTTCCCTGATTTCTGCTTGGAAATCGTAAATCTCTTCGTTATAGAAAGATTAATCAAATACGTTGCCTTAATATCTACCCAGCCATCGTCCGCACTCAAGCCTGTGACAGTGTAAGTATGTGTATCTACATCCCAAGAGCCGGTTACACTGTCTGATTTTGTAATGGTATAGCTACAATCATTTGTGATATCTGACGAGCCGTACATAACTTTCGCTGTAGTTGCCACTGTTGGAAATACCGGAATGTTTCCGTCTGCGTCAGATGTGATCGTTTGCATATCGTTTGACAGCTGCAAAGTCATGTTTTTAGCAAGAGCTGCTGCTTCAAGAGCTTTGTTTGCTGTGGTATCATCGGTATATTTATTCAGTTTCTTCCAGTCAGATGACGCATACACACTTCCTTTTGCTCTTGCTACAACACAAGTGAGGATATCTCCGCCGTCTTGAGACCATAAATCTCCGATATCATACGGCGGCGAAGGCTGTATAACAAACGTCCTTCTCTTGCCGTCTGCGGTATCTTGCGCTTTCTCAGCTTGTGCAAGTGCTTTGGAAATGTCGTTGTCTTGAATCATCTGCCATTTCCATGTTGCACCGTCCTGCATAAACCGATACGCGTAGCCAGTGCTCTTCCAGTAAAAAAGATCACCTTCGTGCTTTTTGCGTTCTTCTGTGCTTGTCCATTCAGAAGCCGGTTTGTTCTGTAAAGACGGTTCGTAATCATAGAAGAAGGACTCAATCTGTCCATCAATCTGTGCTTGTAATCCAGCCAATGAACCTGTTACTGCGTCAGCGTAATCAGCTAATTTACCATCTGAATAATCTTTGCTCTCCTGAAGATTATCGGATAATGCTTTTGTGGCTGTTTTGCCACCGATAACAACTGAATCACCACTGATTATTACTTTTTTGGTGTCCATATCAACCTGGAAGATTATGTTTCCATCGCTATCTCTGACAGTCAGTGCACCTGTGTCGATATAATCAGCATTGATACCATGTGCGTACAGAATTTTTGCTATCAAATCGCCTGTCAGAAAAAAACCGTAAGGATATGTTTTACCACCATCATTGGATACGCCAATGGCTTCTGCTGTGAATTTAATTACATTTTTTGATTCTGCGAGTGTAGGCTTGTCATGCAGATATGTGATAGTACTGCCATCTTCCTGTGTGACTGATGTTTCATATAATCCAGAAGAATTTTTTAAGGTTTCTTCTAATTTCTTTACTGCTTTTTCTCTAGCTGATTGTTCTTTTTTAACAAGTCGTCTTGCCTCTACGATTGCCTTAGTGGATTCTGACTGGAACTTGCTCTGCCCTCTGATAGGGTCGTCGGCTTGAGTTTTTACAGTGGTCTTTCCATTAACGAAACAGGAAACGTCTGTCAGTGGAGTGATATACCTATTCCACTTGCGGTCGTAAGTATATGCCATATCTCCAAACTCAATGAGTGGATTATATGCAAGTTCTCCCGACATGTTACGGAATTTAGCTCCAATTATGGAATCACCGATTTGAGCAGCTACCGTGTCCAAGTCCGAATCCGCAACAAGGTCGTTTTCCAATTCAAGAACATATCCTGTGCTTCCGTACATGGCTTCATTTTCTCTATTTTTTAGCTTGATTCCAGTAATCACAATATCATCACTAGAAACGGTTGGACTTGTAAAAAAGTCTTTGAGCTTTTCGGATGTGTCAGCTACTGATTCGATCAGTGTCAAGAATCCATCACTATCAATTGTCCAGTTCCCTGTCGGACTGATAAAACTTTCTGAGTCAATACTTGCGCCGCCTTTAAATGTTACATTTCCATCATCGTCCACTACTGCGTTGTAATCTTCTTGTACATTGGAAAAATCCCATCTGATAAATCGCAAGTATCCTCTGCTGTCCAGGCGAGCGTTCGCAGTCTCAAGCATTGCTGCCCATCCGAACAACTGACGAAACGTCATGTTTTCCGGAATCTCTGACACGATCAGATTTCCATGAGCCATGGAGACTTCTGACGGAATACCAAGAGTCTCACACGCATCTCTAACAAGAGTCTCTATTGACTGTGGCAGAACCAGATGAGATATATAAGTTGCGTTCGTTTTATACATATCGTCCAAAGCGGTAAAACTAAGGATTTCGCCATATTGTTCTGGTGTCGTAATTGTATAAATACCTTTATCAATGGTTTCGACTCTGTCTTCTGTCGCTGCTTTTGTTGCCAGAATCGCACCGCCACTCTGGTCAAGAATTGGCTCATAGTTTTCATCCAGCAATTCATCTGTTGTAGCCGAACTTGCTACAGAGGTCTGCATTTTAAGATACGCATGAACTTTTGCCATGTAGAAATTATAGTTTTTCCACTGGTCGGAAGTGTTGTCCAACTCCAATGTCATGGATTTACAAACAACGCAGCCAATCGGAAAGCTGCTACTTTCTGCACAATCGGAAAAGGTGCAGTTTTCGCCCATGATTTCATTTTTGACTGTTTTTACAGTTCCGTCAGGAAAGGTGATTTCCACTTCCTGCCAGACTCTTTCTCCGTCCTGTAGTTTTTGTTTGAACGCATCAGATACATTAATCAAGTGGATTCACCCCCTGCATGTTAAAAGATATTTTTGATACAAATTTTAAGTCTGGAGATATTTCTCCAATAGTTAGGCTTGCTTTTCCAACATAAAATGGGTCGGTTCTCCATGCCATGTGATAAAGCGACCAATGGTACAAATTGAAAGTTTTTCCTTTTGCGATAATTTTGAGAATTTTGTTTGCTTCTATAACTGGAACGTTTGATGCTTCATAGCTATACTGTTCGACTGTAAACAATGGAGTTAACAACGCTTTTCCGAACTGCGTACGGTTACTACCTTCTGAATAAGTTGTTTCGAGGTTATATCCCATATCTTTATCTGGCTGATAGATGGAAGCCCCATTCATCTTGTATCGTTCTGTTATGCCTTTTGGAATAGTTGCCACGCTTCCACCTCCTATGCCAGTTCAAACGGGTTTCTACCGCTTGTATCACGTCTTAACTTTGCTTCTTCGATAATTTCATCAAATACTGTTCTTCGGTTAATCTGAGCAGTAAAACGATAATTTCCACCACTCTGCTGTCCGCCAGATTCTTCACGAACAATCTTTCTGAGCAGTGCTTCTGGTGTTTCGATGTTATTACCCTGCTTCTGGTCACCCAATACGGCTAAAAACTCACTCCTTGGCGGGATAACTGCACCTTTAGCTAGATATGGAACTGTTGGAACTCTTGGAAATGTTGCACTAAATCCGATTGTTTTCTTGCCGAACGGTGTAGGCACTTCCCACGGGCCAAAAGAGAATGCGGATTCAATGCCACCAATTGCACTGTTGACAGTTCCAATTGCGCTATTTACAATGCCAATGACCTTGTTCAATATGTTTCGAATAGTATCTTTGATTCCACCAAATATATCGACAACCTTATTTTTGGCTGATGTAAATTTTTCCACTATACCGTTTTTAATTCTCTCAACAAGATTTCCTACTGTTGACCAAATTGCAGTCCATTTTTGATATGCGCTGGATTTGACATTATCCCAAATCGTCACAATTTTAGATGCGAGATTCTTAAGACTAGAGCTTATAGCGTTGACAAATGTTGATGTTTTATTTTTAATCCAATCCCATACTTCCCCCGCAACTTCTCTAATCTTGTCCCAGTTTTTGTACAGTAATACGCCAATTGCAATGCAAGCCGTTATTGCTGCTATAAAAATTCCGCCCGGTCCGATAGCCGTTGCAATAGCTTTAATTCCTCCCATAATGCCACTAGAACCAGTCATAAGTGCAATAAGGCCTTTTATAAAACTCGCTACTGTCGTTATACTTCCTGCGATTCTCGAAGCTAAGCCTGCAATCTTCGCTGCCGCAAATGCTCCGATCAGAGCTGCGCCAAATGCTTCAATGATTGATTGATGATCTGCAAAGAATCCAGCCAAATCAGACACTAGGTTAATCACTGTCGGAATTCCTGTTTCAATCAGCCATTTCAGCATTGGGAGAACAATATTGTTATAAATCCATTCAAGAACATTTCCGATAGATTCCAGAATTGGCGCAAAGGTACTGGTCAGGTTACTGATGGATTCTAGTAACGGATAAAAGTTCAAGTTCGCCGCCCATGTTGCTGTATCCTCTGCGATTTTTTCAACAAACTGCATAACCACCACAAGGGCGTCTGCAATGTTCTGTATGATCTGCGTTCCAACATTGTTCTTATTCCACGCATCCGCAAAACCGGATGCAATATTCCCGATAGTTTTAAGCACGTTCTGAGCAATCCTCAGCATGGTCGTAAGCATCGTTGTGCCTGTGCCATTTGTCCAGACCTCTACAAGGCTTTTACCTACACTTACAGCGAGCTTTTTGAGTCCATCAAGTGCGACTTTTGCTGCATTAATGGTATTCTTACCCTCTTTTTTCCATGCGTCCTGGAATGGTTTCCAGAGTTTCTTGAGCAGGTCAGCAAGTTTCTTTGCGGAATCGCTAATCTTGTCAAGTGCGGTTTCGCCTTCTGCGAGATTGCCGTAGTCCACATTACCAACTGAACTCGGAAGGCCACTGTTACCTGCTCCACCACTTCCACCAGATGAAGATGGTGTGGAAGATGAATTGCTGCCAGTAGATGTGACTTTGTGAACTTCATCAAGTGACGAAAGATAGTTTTTGGTTTCCTTATTCGCTTTTTTTGTTGCTTTTGCATTGTCGTTCGTGGCATCTGCCAGTTTCTCTGCATTATCTGCCGCCTGTCCATACTGGTCCGCTGTATCTGCGATCGCGTCTGTTCCGGCAAGACCCGCTCCACTTCCGCTCGTTTGACCGGAAGATTTCTTGCCAGTAATAAGCTCCGTGAATGACTTAAATGCGTTTGCCAGAGTCGCCAGTTTGCCGAGAAGAATATTGATTACTTTCAGAACAGGTGTAAAAATATTAATCAGCCCTTGTCCGACTGTTGCCTTGAGGGACTGCAACTGCAACTGCATCACTCGCACCTGGTTCGCCCAGCTGTCAGAAGTACGAATGAAGTCACCAGATGCGGCTGATAACTGTTCCTGCACAAAAGCAAAGCGGAGAGCAACTTTCTCCTGTTCAGTCATTGCAGATGTGGTCTTGCCGTAGCCATTTGCAAGTGCATATTGGTCAAGTGCCGACTGGGTCATTACCACGCCGAGGTCCTTGAGTGTTTCCGTTTCGCCCGTAAACACTGATTTCAGCTTAATATAAGCCAAGTCCTGACTGATGTTATAGAATGATGCTACGTCACCAGTCAACTGTGTTAGAGCCGTTGACATGTCGTAAGCCTGTGCTTCTGAGAATCCGAACGACTTAGACATTGCTCCGAACGTACCGACATACCTTTTTGCCATGGTTTCTGACAGTCCGGCTGAGGTCATGGCATTCTTTGCGAATTCGTTCACCTTATCCGACATGGTGGTAAATGTAACATCGACCACGTTCTGCACTTCTGCGAGGTCAGAGCCAAGTTCCACGCACTCTTTTCCAAACTGTACCAATTTACCAACAGCAAAAGCCCCACCAATTAACAGACCGATTTTTTTTACAGCACTTCCAAGGCCGTTAAATGACTGTTTTATAGCTGATACGCCATTTTGGACACCGGTTGTATCCATTCTGGTATCAATAATGACTGAGCCATCAGCAGCCATGCGTCCACCTCCTAACTATTTGAGGTTTAACATCTCATTCAGCGCATCTTTATAAGCTTGCTCCTCTTCGCTGAGACGTGTTTTTATATCAATAATGTTCTTATTATCGTGATAGAATTTCTTTTCCCATTTATCCAGACGTTCACCTTTTGCCTTTTTTGACCGGATTCCAACAACTGTATTGAACAGGCATTCACCAGATTCCATAAAGTACCCAAAGAACGTCCACCAGTGCATATAAGGTATGGCTCTGATTTCTTTACCGGCAACCTTGTTTACCGCCGGAACAATCATGTCTCCATCCTGTTCCCAATCCATCAAACGGGGCTTTGGGCGGTTCGGATTATCGTCCAACTGTCCGCAGTCGATGAACTCTGATGCTTTCTGACAAGCTTCATCCAGACACTCAGCCGGTATGCTTTGCCAGTCCTCAAACAGAATCTGCAACATAACAACTGCTTTCGCCTGCTCGTCCAGTTCTGGGTCGTTCATGGCTATGAGAATATCAATAATCGCTCGAAAATCTGTTCTGATAGAAAAATCCACCCCACTGATATTGAGTGAGGTGGGAAGCTCATAGGCGGTCATTTTGTATACTTTTCCGTATACTTATTAACTGCTGCCTGCATTTTCTTTTTTCTCTTTTCGATTTCCGGCTCAATTGCTTCTGCGATCTTATCCAGAACAATATAAGCGAACACCTGACCATTGCCGAATACAGTGGTTGCCGTGATCGGCTCTTTGAACAGGTCTTTTGATGCTTCATATCCGAGCAGGTAGTTGATTTTATCCTCGATCTGTTTGTTCAGCTCTGCCATTTTTTTGCCGGAATCGACCTTCTGAATAGAATCTTTAAGCTGTTCAAAATATTCTTCCAGCTCCTCTGCACGTGCTACTACATTAATGTCGGTTGGATTCAGCTTGAAAGAAGAAAAAACTTCGTCTTTATTGTTTGTGAATGTAAAAATGAAAATTCCATCATCGATCTTGGTGTTGATTACTTTTGCCATTTAGCATGTCCTCCTTGCATATGTGTTTATTCACTGTCGGCTGTGAATGAGCCGGAAGTGATATCAAATTTTCCTTTTACACGTTCACCAACATATTTAACGGTAAACAAAATCTGATAGCCGGATGTATCACCGCCGTAGGAGGTAGGCACAACATGACAATCCTGCTTGTATGCTTCATATTTACCGGCTGTTGCTTCTTTCCAGAGATGTACTTCAACTGCACTTGTTTTCAAATTATCGTCTTTAAGACGTTCATCAACGATCTGCTGAAGCTTTTCGAACAAGTCTGATGTGGTATCCGCATAAAACGGATCAGCATCAGAAGAAGCTTCGTAGCCGTTGTGTTTGAATGTGGTTTCATTGAGAATATTTGTAGATGTTTCAGTATCCGGGTTGAGATCAACATTGTACTCTTCCAGATCCTTTCCAAGACGCTCATATTTTGGCGTTAGCCCTCCACACAGAGAACCTGCATCGATATAATGGGCCATATATTTACGGTCAATCTTGCCTGTAACTGCCATAGAAATGTCCTTTCTGCCTATAACTTTTAAAAGGCTGTGTAGGTTAGCGACTATCTCTAATTGATAGCCGGTTGTTACGTTATATTACTTCATAAGTGTTTTCGTAGCGCACTGACAATGGTAATAGCCAATCCTGTACGCCGCTCTCCTGCGGCTCTGTACCGTAGGAGTTTCCACGGGTTATACGTTTTATCACTCGCCCTTGCGAAAGCTCTGGAAACGCATTTAAACGTGTCTCAGTGCCATTTATGACAACTGGTTCTCTGCATATCCATTTACCGAGATTATCCAAAAATTTCTGAACAGATAATTTCTGCCTCTCCTTGTCGGATGCTGTTCGGTATACCACATAAAATGGATACTGGCATACCTGATGCATTACGCCACAAACATCTTCTTTTTCTGAATAGATCAGCGCCCCGTTGTCTGCTGAAAACGCAATTCCCGATTCTTTGCCAAGTTCCTCGAATTTGATTATTTCATTGTCGTGTAGTCCCGGATACTGGTTTAGAAGTGCTTTCATGGCGTCTGTCAGAATGTCATATCCGGTTGCATCTACTCCGATAGGTTTATCTGCCATGTCTGCCACCTCCTGCCTGTGCTTTTACTTTGCGAAGCCATGTACTGCCGTATTTTCGTTTAGCGGCATCGAACCATTCAGCTTGTACCTGAGTATGCGGTGATTTTGTATATTGAAGATTCTCCTTTGCGTTCGTCTTGCCAGAATACTGACTCACAAGAACCTTTTCCGCATCGTGTCTTGCCCATGTGCTACCTGTTGCGGGGTCGACCATGGTTTTTCCAAAATAAAGAAAACGTCCATATGGTTCTGCCGCCGCACATACAAATCCAGTCCCTTGCATCGATGTACTTTTGGCTCTTGTTCGGTCAATAAAATCTCCCGAAATCATTGGCATAAACTCTATCATACTGTCCATAACCATTCCATCAAGGAGGTACTGGGCTTCTTGATACTGTCTGGAGAATCTATCCATATTCAGTTTAATTTTCATATCTCCATCAACTACAGAGAATCCTTTGAAATGATGAATTTTACTCATATTACTTACCCAGAATCTCAAAATGCGGAATCAGTGTATATGGACCGCCTACACTGGTAATCTTGAACACGTTATCCTTATTCTCATTCATGTACTGATAGAATCCATTTCGGTAATCGCCATCGGTTACTATTCCACCAGTCCACTCACCTTCCCAGAAGAATGATTCGTCCGAGAATGTGATAGTATCTTCCAGAGCGTTGTTAATCTGCCTTTTCCACTCTTTAGGCGGCACCCATGGAAGAATCTTACCGCCTTTATCAGTAATGGTTATATCACCGTTCTGAACGGCATAACGGATGTGTAACTGTGCGTTGTCAGTTGCGTCTGGTCCGTACTTTTTAAGGATTGCTCCTTTGTCCGTAATGAGATCAATGCCGGATAGCACATGAGGATACCAGTACGCATCTCCTGTCGTGGCTGATTCATAATAATCAAAAATCGTCACAGTTTTGCTATACATGATATCCTCTCCTTAATTATTCTTTCTGCGCTGTCTGCTTAATAACCTGATTCACGCCAGTTGCCGACAATCCGTTAAACATACCGACCGCAACTGCTGTGATATAATCCGTTGCTGGGAAATCCGGGATAACTCCCATCCCGACAGCTCCGAGAATCCCACCAATAACCGCCATGATTACCGGAATCCATTCATCGGAGATTCTTTTTGATGCTTTACAGCCCATTCCTACAATGTAGCAAATCATAACGATTGCTATACATGAGCCTAATGTTGAAATGTCCATTATTTATCACCCCTTAACGCCTGAATAGCATTCATAAAATCAGCTGTATTTTTAGCCATTTTCTCAACATTTTCAGGCTTTTTAAGTTCTTCAATAGTTTCACGGAATGCCTGCTTTACTTCGGGATTTTCTCTGAATATCTTTTTCATATTTTCCCTTGAACATTCAAGGCAAATGTCGGTACTCCAATGTGGCTTAAGTTCTTTTCCGCACTGTCTGCATTTCATACTCACACCCCCGCATAAAGAATCGGTATTCCATCATCCGTCCTTACTCCCATCAGAAGCGGCAAAGCCGTCTTTAAGAGTAAGTCGTTCGTTTTCTGAGCATCTCCGGCGGCGGCATATACCGCACTCCACTCTTTTGCGCTTGCTCCAATCTGCTGAGGCGTGGCGTAAGAGATAGATTCACTGCCAGAAGATACAGAGGTTACAATGCCTGTCGTGCTACCACCGGACCCGATTGTGGTTGATGTACCACTCACAGCGGCATTAGTAGCGTTCTTTTCAGCAAGCTCAATCTGATACATTAATTCAGCCAATGAACAGACCGCCTTTTTGATACGCTTCTGAGAGCGTTCATCTGTCGGCAGCCCGTCCACCAACCTGTCAAACGTCATCGTGTCCACAAAACCACTGGCTTTTTCTGCCAGTCGTGGAAAGTCGGTTTCTGGCACGACATTGCCGAATGATTCTGTATAGAATTTATAATCTACATAAGCCATGCCAGTTACCTCCTACGTTTATGATTTCGCTGTTACGCTTGCACTTCCGGCATTCAGCGCTTTGTATGTTCCATCACACTCAACCACTGTAATCTTCTGCCCGGTTGCTGCCTTAATGTCGGCTTTTCCGTCCCATGTAGTCCAGTTTCTGAGATTCTGGCCATAAGTTACAGCTGTTTCAGATGCACCAACTTTGTACTTGTACACATTGCCAGCGTTTTCTTTAGCCGGATTTACAGTGATTTTTGTATCACCAGTTGCTGTTCCTTCCGCAGATGTTACTGTCAGAGTGCCGAGCGTTGGTGTTTCGTCAATGGTAATTACTGCAATTGCATCAATGTACTCTGCAAAAAGAGTAAGTCCCATAACCGCAAACGCTTCGGATACTGCTGTGTGGTAGTTGCCCTGTGTATGGAATCCGATCAGGTTTGTCTCGCCAGATACGGTGTATACAAGCCCTGCTCTTGCGAAGTCAGATTCGTTCGGGTCAACATAATACAGAACGATGTTCTCGACAGGTGTTGCAATAACCTGTCCTCTCGGGATTTCGCTGTCAGACAGTAAAAAGATTGTGTTGAATCCCATAAAGTCTTTCATGTACTGAAATCCGAACTGGTTCTGAATAGTAATTTCAGCTGCTCCGAGGTATTCATATACGTCCAGAATGTTGACAAATCCAGCGACGCCAGTCACATTTCTGTGCATCTGCTTGAATTTGTTCTCAACACGACCCTTAGCCATTGCCAGAGCCATCTGGAATGTAGTTTCTGTGGAAGTAAGTGTACCGGTTTTCAGATAGTCATAGAATCTTCCGGTAACATCAGTCTGAAGCTGGAAAAGGAATTCATCATCGGTCATCTGAACAGCGTTCTCGTAACCGTGATCCTTAATCGCTTCGATAGATACAGCCTTTGCGTACTTCTCGATAGTCATTTCCGCATAGGGTTTTTCTTTTACAACGAATTTGCTGTAAGGGATTTCCTCGCCCTCACCAACTTTTCCGCTCTGTAAAGTACCCTCTGCGTATTTGGACTTGAGTACAGCACCCGGCTGCTTTTTGATAGGTCTCATGATACCCAGAATATCACGTAAGTGCTGCCAGTTTCTCTCGAATCTGGTTACAAAGTCAATCTCACGTGCTGTGACCTGGATATCATTAGTCATAATAAGATTTGTTTTTGCTGGCATAAAAAATCCTTTCTACCCATAATTATTAAGGTATTGGGTTAGCGGCTATACTCTGGCGTATAGTCGGTGTAAAAATCACTGGAATAACTGGATATTCTGAGCGATTGCAGCCTGTCTCTCGGACGGGTCTTTGATCGCTTCGATATCTTTCTTGGTCATGCTTCCCGGTGTCTGCTGCTGTCCAACATGAGTTGTAAATCTTGCCTGATTCTGCTGAGCCTGCTGCTGAGATTCATCTACAAATGTATCAGGTTCATCCTGTTTCATCTGTTCAAGTAAATCATTAAGTCCAAGAATCTTTCCGTCCTTAAGCTTAAGACCAGCTGATTTGATATCAGCAGTAACAGATCTTTTAGCTGCTGGAGATGAAAAATTAACATTTTCCAATGCAGTTTTAAGAGCATCGTCAAAATCTCTTTCGTAGATTTTCGCATTGAATTCTTTCTCCGCGTCCTCGGCTTTCTTCTTCCATTCAGCAAGCTCTGTCTGAATGTTCGCCGGGTCGATACCGTCAAAGCTTTTTAAGGTTTCTTCTGCCGTCTCAGCACGTTCTTTCCAGCTGTCACGTTCACCCTCGACTTTTGACAGAGTTTTCGCTACTTCTTTAGCATTCTTGTAATGCTCAGAAAGTGCCTTCTTTACATCTGCCTGCTTGTCCTCCGGGATTTCAATTCCAAATGATTTTAATGTGTCAATAAGTTTCTGCATAACATCCTCCTGGTCGTGTTTATTGACCTGCCGCCGCAGGTAAATGGATTAAGCCAGTTAGACCACTGGCAGGGTAATCGGAAAGGGTGGACTCGAACCACCGACGTCAAGGACTATGCGTCCTCCGCTCTCCCAACTGAGCTACATTCCATTATGCTTTTCGGTCTGGACACCAGATAGCAGGATAAGCAATAACCTTTTCTCATGAGATAAATTCAGCCGAATCATAGACCGCCTGTATACAGACAGCGTAATTCCGACCAAATTAATTGCAGGAGACGGATTTGAACCGCCGTTCTCAAGGGTATGAACCTTGTGAGATTCCACTTCTCCATCCTGCCTTAACCCGGATTCCCGGGTTAGCAAGGTATTTTACGTGCTATGCCTAAACACGGGACGTTCGGGCTACGTCAACACCGCCTATACGGTCGTGCACCTCTGCACGGGTTGAATTCCACTGTTCAGTTATATGTGCTCACAAGGAGGTATGCCGCCATGCACTAGCGGCAATGATACGTGTCGGAAATTGCATCCGCTTTTCAACCTCCAGATTCCACCCCGAACCTGTTTCTATTAAGGACACGCATCTGCTTAAAGAAAGGAGGAAAGCAATGAAAATGTCTATGTCAAGTGGATGTAACCACTTACGAATCTTCCTTATGAATACATTTTACCACAGAACCTCCAAAAAGTTGTGGTACATGTTTTAGCCAATTAGAGCATATCACGGAGCTTTTCCACGTATCTTTTAACAAGATCACGTTCTTCCCGGCACTCTGCGTCCTTGGACATATCACTCATTTCTGTTGTGAGTTCGTCCAGATGTTCTTCCAGAGCAGCGAGCATCTTTCTTTTGCAGTCTTCAGACTTGCCGGAACGATAGCTCTGTTTCTGCGTCATATAGTCGTCATAAGCATCTCGTCCGTCAGAACGGCTGTAATGTCCTCTGACATAATGCTCACCACGTCTGGCATAAGAACTACCCCTGTCGTAATCCGGCATCATTCTGCCGTCATTTGCGCTGTATCTTCCCATGCTGTCGCGCTTTCTTCCACGTTCGCTGTAATCGTCATTGTAGCCACCACGCATCTCATCAAGGACAGTATTGTAATATTCCACTTTCTTGTCCCAGTACTGCGTATTCTTGATATCTTTATACATATCAATCAGTTTGTATGTCATTTCCAGATTTCCAGTGGTCAGCCCACTGTCAGCAATTTTGGACAGTTCGTCTTCAATTCTTGCACATAAGTCTTTAATGTCTCTCATAATCACACCTCCTATGCTTCTCTGGTCACAACAATGTTTGCGTTCGCAACAGACACGGCCTGATCGCTTGTGTTCTCTACCGCGATATTAACGCAACATCCGCGAGGCACATCAATATAGATTCCAGAGGACACATTGTTGTACTGGTCTACTGCTGCCGGTGTGGAAATCATCTGAGAAGAAAGAACCGGCTCACCAGATATTGCAATAGCCAGAGAGATAGCCCCGACAGTACCACCTGTTGGAATTGCAATATTACCAGAGAAGTCCACGAAAAATCTAGCCTTGCACTGGTTAGTAAGTCCTCTCAGCGTAATGATTCCACTTCCCTCCCTGTGCTGAATGCAGTTAGAACCTTTAACTGCTGTGTTTGAAAATACTACGTTTCCATTTGCTGCTACAATCTGAGCAGCAACATTTGTAAATTCTGCCATAAAAATACTCCTTTCATATCACAAAAGGACAGGTCTCAGCCTGCCCTCTGTGTAATACGGCATAAGCCGACATCCGAATCAATCGAAAGATACTCTCGATATGAAGTTATCAGCAATTACATCCAGTGTTGCATCCGCATCCGTAAAATGTGTTCGGATTAGGAACCTGATATGCCGGAATCGGTGCCGGATTAATCGCATTAATGAGCTGCTGTGTCTGTGAAGCCATTGCAGTTGTGAGAAGTGCGCTCTGGCGGTCCTGAGAAGCAGCACGTCTGAGGTCGTTATTTTCAGCCTGCAGGTTAGAAATCTTTTCATTGCAAAGATAGTCGAGAATGGCTCTTGTCCCAGCGTTCTGGCTGTCAATGATATCTCTTGTGTTGCTGTTCATGGTGTTCTGTAATGCACAGGTGTTCTGCGCCATATTGTAGTTTACGCCCTGAATTGCTTCTCTGGTTTCGCAGCAACAGTTCGCAAGCTGTGCCTGGAGTGCATTGGTATTCTGCATATTTGCTACAGTGTCAGCGTTAATAGCCTGCTGAATGCCGAAACCAGTCTGCATGATGTTTGTGTTGATTCCGTTGAATCCGGTAAGCATACCATTGTTCATTGAATAGAATCCGTCACAGAGACCGTTATTGATTCCGTCAAGTTTGCTAATCACAGCGGAATTGTCAAATCCTCTCTGGATGTCTGCCTGAGTAGCTGCTGTGGCTGCATATCCACCGCCGTTGCCATTATTGCCCCAGCCGTTGTTTCCCCATCCGCAGAATACGAACAAGAAAAGCACGATAAGCCACCATGCACCATCTCCGCCAAACATGCCGTCATTATTTCTACCGTTTCCAGTAGCAGCGGCAATATCTGCTAAGCTATAATTTCCATCCATAATATAATCTCCTTTATTGTATATTTACATCAATCTGGCCAGATTGTAATGTACTATTTCATTCCTTTCAGCATGTGCTGGAACTGCCCTGCCATCTGCTGAACCTGATTAAGCTGTTGCTGTGAAATCCTTCCAGACTGTAGCATTTTCTCAACTTCTGCTTTCGGATCTCCTTTAAAATTCTGCTTAAACTGCATAAACTGCTGTATCATCTGCATTGGTCCGTTTCCCTGTGGCATCCCACCGCCAAGTGTGTTAAATAATGGATTACTCATCTGCATTTCCTCCCTTGTTTGCTGATTCCTGCACGGTATTAGCCCTAACAGGTTCAGAAAAAGAATTTAATCGGTTTATGATAGCTTCGTATTTGCCCTTTAAATCGTCGTATTCCTGTCTGGTGACGTATTTACTGTCCATGTTCTGAACAGTCTGTTTAGGCGGCATCTGAGAGCCTACCTCGTTGTATTCAAACGTTCGCAGTGGCTGCGGCATGCCGGATACGTCTGTGGATTTTATATAAAATTTCTCTGATTCTGAATCCATCAGTAAAACACTTGTCCCGGGTGCTACCAGATAGGATTTTGCGCCGACTTCGCCGGATACCCACAGGATACCATTATTGTTCTGCTGCTGTTGTACTGGTTGAGCTGGCATCTGGACAGGCTGTTGCTGGAACTGGTTCATCTGCCCAGGAACGCCAAAGCTATATTGATAAGGATTGTTATATAATGCCATCTCGTACACCTCCTATGACTTATTCTATGACTTATTCTATGACTTTCTATAGCTATATTTTTGCATAAAAAAAGAACCGGAAACAGGTCGTTTCTGGCTCTAATTAGTATCCAAAAAGTATCAACATACTTTGATTATTTTATTGTTCACCCTCCGGCTCAATCGTTTTGCTGTAGATATACTCACGTTCATCTGTTCAGCACAGTATTCAAGAGTGTGTTCCTTGCATCTCAGCCGGAACAATCTTTCTTCATCCGGTGTGAAATTACACTCTGTCAAGAATCTGTCTATATCTTTCTTTGTGAATACATATAACTTCATGAGCATACCCCTTATCAATGCTAACGTTGATTCTGTGCAAGATACTCCGTGAGCTTCTGCTTTGTTTTTTTTAATTCCTCAACATTATTCCCACTGATCTGACTATCCAACATGGTTGATAGTACTTCCAGAATCAATGAATCACGCTCCGCGATCCTCTGAAGACTCTCAAAGTCACGCTTATCATGTTCTTCCAGTGTCTCAACTCGCTTGTTGAGTCGAAATGCCGGAGTAATCCACTTAAGAATTACGGCCACCGCTCCTCCGACAATAGACACTCCTCCGCAAATTGAGAGGAATACTTGTACAAATTCTGATATGCTCATTTGCTCTCCTTTTCCCAATAATATACCGGGATCTCATTACCACTATCCCATGTATCGAAATATTTGCCCTCTTGTACTGTCACCACATGACCATCTATGCAGAGAATGTACGTGCCTGTCGGATGGTCTGTACAAAAGTCGTTGACTGTATAGATATATCGCTCTGATTGTTCAATCAGTTTGCGCCTGTATCCATGTTTGTAGAGGTACGCGCCCCAAACGTAATTAGCTGATGGCATATCTGACAGAGTGCATGCCTGTATCATTAATCCGGTAAAAACCGTTTCCCAATCAAAGCCGGTTGCTTTGCATATTGCCCGGACAGCACAATCTCCGACTCGATTCCCAGCAGGATTCGGATTGTAATATTCCCATCTATCCATCAGCCAATCCCCTTTGCTGTCTTATATCGTTTTGCCGCTCCTCTGGCTTTTGCGGCATTCTGGCGGTTCCACTTAGCAATCATGAGTCGGTCTTGTAGCTCCCTCAGGTCGTTCTGCTTGCAGTAAGCCTTGTATGCAGCATTTTGTTTCTGGAGAAGGTAAGACTTCCGGTCAAGGTCTTGCTGTAATGCGAATTTCGCCTTTTCATTCGGTGCATTGTCAACTCCTGCTTGCAGCCCGAGAACCTCACGCTTCGTCTTGCGGATTCTTCTCTCATAAGTGCGTTGTCGCTGTTCCTTTTCGTACTGTTTGCCTTTGTCGGCTTTATCCTGTGCTGATAATTCTGCATAAGAATTCGGCATCCCTTCCGCCCAAACTGAAAAATGATGTCTGCAATTTACTCCACATATTCCATCAGCTTCGCCATAATGACAATTTTCAATAAAATCTGGATATTGACTTGCTTTTTGTTCTGACATTTTACGGTATTCTGATGTATCTTGTCCCTGGAAAAACTCCGGTTTAATTTCTTTCAATTTTTCCCAGTCTATGGAAAATACTTGTCCTTGCCATACTTCATGGCTTGGGCGGCTTCCTATGTGTGCCGATGTCAGCACTAAACCGTATCCCATTTCTTTCATTCTTGTCAACTGAATATCAGCACACGCCTGTGCCACGCCAGTTCTGACAGAACGTGCGACTGCTGTTTCAATCGTATCTTTTCTGCCAGATGGATATGTGACCGTAACACCATCACTCACAACGTTATTAACTGCCTCTTTGATGGCTTGCGTATGCCCAACTGCCCCCGTCATTACATGATTATATGCAAGGTCACATTGTTCGATATAGAGTCTCTGAGCGGCACTCGCAGTTGTTCTTGTGAAGTTCTTCCACTCTCCCATAGTCGCAAGCATATTCCGCTCCATGAGTCTTATCATAGCCGGTGATTGTTCGAGCGGTACAGGGCTTAATCCTGCCGCCTTATATATCTTATCATCGTAATTCATTGCAGTGATTCCGGCATCTTCAAACGTTTCAAGAAGTTCCTGCTGTTCGCGTTTGGTGTATTTGGATAATTCCGTCAGAATGTCCTCTAGCAGTTCACCCGATTCCTGTAGTGTTCTGATTCTCCACGCATCAGCATTAGTTAGAATATAGTCCTCGCCCCTGCCGATTCTTGCCATCATTCTCGACACGATCTCAGAGATGATATACTGATGCAGTTCTTCTGCAATTTGCTCACTGCCCTCTGTGATCTGACGTAAATATTCTGGGCTTAACATAATTACTCATCTCCAAACAGTTTTGGTTCGTCTGGCTGGGCTTCTTTAACCATTGCTTTCGCTTCGGATTCTGTCATATTTTCGAATTTGACATAATACATCCAAGGAGGACAGTCACCCTGTAAGCGATACTTCCACCAATTGTCTCGGTCTCTCTCATAAGAATATGCCATTTCGCCAAAGTTGCACTGAACTTTATATGCACCGACTGGAGCCAATCCATATAAATCTGCATATACGCTCAACGCATATACTACTTGTTTTATGCTTTTGTCTAATTGGTCTCTTACGTCCTTGATAAATTGTACAGACCTCTGTTGTCCTGCTTCTACCTCTGTGGCTGTTTGTATTCCGCTTTTTTCATTAAATACAAAATATCCATTAGAGAATCCGACCTTATATCCAATCTGTCCAAGGAGGGCATTTATGCCGCTTATACGGGTATCTGTGTTGAGTATCGGATTTATTTCCTGATAAAACTCTTTTTCATCTTGTCCGAATACATTCTTGACAAAGTGCGGTAAGCTCATCTCATTACGTCTGTTCTCCATACCCTGCGGTGACATGGCTGATACAGGTGTGCCGCTCGGCATCAGCAGCCTATCATCTGCCAGAACAATCTTCTGCGAATCAAAAATCTCTCCGGCGTTTCTGCTGTATGCAATATCGAGGTCTTTTAACTCTTCAGTTGCTTCTGCAAATATCGGAAGTCCAAGTGGTGTACTAATATCCACGTTGTTAGCCTGTGGTGTCCGCAACACTCCGTACAACGGTCCGTCCAGCTTCTCGCCGTTTGCCTTGAGTATCGGCGGTGTATCTGCCATAAGGTCAGCCCATTTGGTCTGTTTAAGATCAATTTTATCTCCGATTGACTGAGGGGATTTTGATACATAAGCTCTGTTGGAAACATAATACGGATAGGTTGTCGCTCCGTCCACTGTTGTCTCAACAAATCTATGATATTCGAGCCTTGTATAGTATTTTCTACCAACAGTATAAGAGTCCTTGAATATAATCCCTTTGATTTCCTGATTATCGTAATCCACAATCATCACATCTGCTGGAGTAAATACGTCAAGGCTCTCACCGTTTGGCTTAATGAATACCGTTCCGTAAGCACATCCATATTCTACCCAGTGGCGGATCTGGAAATACACCTTGTCAATCTGCTCCTGTAACCACGTAGCTCTTGCAGAACCGTCTATCTGAATACCGATTGCCAGCGTCGCGAGCCGTGCTGTTTCTGAGCAGACGGATTTCGCGAAATTAATCGTCTTGATGTTATTCTTATCATCTAACCATTCCGGAACTCCCCTGTAAATGTTCGCACACCGGTTAATTAGCGATTCCATCTCTGGAAATTCTGCTGCCTGGATATTAAAGTCCTCTTCGGCTTGTTTTTTGAATATCATGTTAAACCACCTTTTTAGTGTTGTTATAAGTCCCATTTAATCTACCTTTTAAAATCCATCCATCTTACAGAAGTATCTCGCACAATAATGTCTTCATATTCTACAACTTTTAAGATTTCGTTAATGTCAGATGATCCATATATTTTTAAACCGATGCTTAAGAATTTATTTATTTTATCTGAAAAGTACCTATCTAACATTTTATGCACTGTACCCCCTCCTGTTAAATAACGGCTCATAAGCATACCTGAGTGCCGAGATTGCGTGATCGTTTCCGTCAGGATAACCGCTTATTACATTTCCCTCTTTGTCTCGATCATACTCATATTCTGTAATTTCTTTGTATGCGTTCGGTGTCCGCTTCGGGTCAATGACAAGGGTCTTTGTTTGCAAGAATTTAAAACCATACTCGATACTGCCCGGTCCTTTGATTGCTCCTCTGGCAGGAAGTCCGGCGTCCCGGAAGTCGTTCACGGACTTAGGCTCCGCAGAATCACATATCATCGTATAATCGTCATAGCCTTTTTTCTTGATCCAATCAGCGGTCTTGGAGTTGCTCCACTTATTTACATACAACTCGTCAATTAGATATATCTTCTCTCTGGCAGAATCGTAATAAGTTCGGAGATAGCAGAAGGCATCCGGATACCATCCAAAATCTACACCAGCAAAAATACGGTCCATGTGACTGATCTCTTCGTCTGTGATATCTCTAATCTCCAGATATTCAAATACGTTTCCGCCATTTCCATTCGCAATTCCCATATACTCATGCTCATAAGCGTTTGGATTGACTTCTTTCAGATGCTCTGCTTCGTCAATGAATGGCTGCCCCAGCCATCCTTTTGGCACATCCAAGTAAGTTGATGAATGAACTATTCTGTTCTCTTTTGGTTCGAGAACATACTTATTAGCCCAGTTATTCATTGTTTTTGGTGGATTGAAGCTCTTAAATATCCATGCAAGATTTCCACCACGAATCGCAGACTGTTCGATTTTTCTAATTTCCTCAGGTCCTGCGAATTGATCCAACTCCTCAAACCAGAGAATGCCAATATATCCGAACTCAGGGTTGATAGATTTAATCTTATCAGGGTCATCAGCACCACGGAAGTATATCTTTTGTCCGGTTGCTTTTAATGTAATCTCCATAGGTGATAACTTAGAATCAAATTCTTCTGTGAATTCCTGTTTTCCAATAGCCCATTTGATCTTGTTATACACAGAATCTTTAATTGTATTCCCGACCTTACGGCAAACCACAGCATGAATGTCATGATTGTTCTTCATCAACTCTATTATAGTCATTCCAACAGTGGTTGATTTCGTGGATCCACGTCCGCCCTTAAACACATACTCCAGATGTTCCTTATCTCGAATATCTCTAATAGCTTGGTGAAAGCGATCAGGAATGTTGTACAGATCCATGTGATACGGCTTCGCATTTCTAGCAGCTTCCTCTGCTGCTTTTTTTTCTTCTTGCTCTTGCTTAATTTTCAATGTCTTTTCCAAATCATTCATAGATTTCAACTGATCGGAGAAGTCCGGGGCGAAACCGAACGAATCTTTTAGTTCACCTCTTGCAATCATGGAACGGCGTTGCTGAATTTCTGCCAGAGACATGATATCGGTACATTTTTGTTTCTCGATTTTAGCCTGCTTTTCGGCTATATAAGATAAAACCTTATCATTTCTTATCAATCTATAGCCTTCCACTTCATAATTTTTATATCCAGCTTTCCTTGCGGCGTCAGATGCATTCCCACCGTTTTTTATATATTCATCTGCGAACGCTTTCTGCTTAGGCGTTAAGTCCATCTAATCACCTCTGTCTATCCTCATTTTCTGACCGCCTCCCATATTTCTTTAAGGCACATAACCACATCATACTGGGATGCAGTTCGTAATATTTCATAATCGCAATCCTTCCATTTGCCCCTTTTTGTGAGGTGAAGTGTAGGTGTTGATATAATTGTTACTGTTATCAATCGCTCCTGCTCATGACTGTAGAATTGCGATGTTCCGATTTTTATGACTAATCCGGTGGATAATATAGCTTTTTGAAGTTTTCTTGTAACTGCTTTTAAGTTCGCCATATCATCACCTCCAACTGGCTATAAAACCCCATAGTAACACTTCTGAGTATATTCTATCACAGGTCAGTAGAAAAGTTGTGGTACATGTTTGAGGAATTTTGCGTTAAAAAAGAGCCGGTAAATACCGACTCTCTAATTTTATTCATTGCTTTGTAATTTTCTGATCGTCTCTCCCTGATCTCCCGGGCACCCCATGAAACACTCCGGGCAATGCTCGTAAAATGTACATCTGATGCAGTCATGTGGACTGATTGAGCTGCAATATTGATGTAGTACTGTGAATGCTGATATAGCGAGCTGTGTGGTTATTTCTGGTGTAGGGTTGTTATTCATTCTTCATCTCCTCCAACTTATTTTCAGCTTTTTCACGGGTGAAGAATAACGTTTTACCAATTTCCGACAAACTTACATGATTTGTGTTTCTACACCAATCAGTAGGGTCTAAATCATGCTCAGGGTCTGGGTCTCTATACGGAAATATATCTTCATAAGCACCGAGAATAATGTATCCTTCTCCATCAGAACCACAAATATCTAAACCGCAATGAATACATTCTATTATCTCGTCTTCGAAAATAAGATATACTTCGTCACCGGATTTTGAATACACTTCTTTACACGGTAATTTAAACAACAAGCCCTGTTCTTCTAAGTCTTCATAAGTGGCAAGCTTTTCAATTGCAGGATATAAATACTCTCCGCTTAATATTTTAACAAGAGGTATTTTATTCTCAGATTCAAATACCTTTATTCCTGCAATCCCTTTCTTTTCATCATTTGGAATATATCTTTCTGTTAATCTCTCCATCTACTTCACCTCTTAAAAAGATATATCTTCTAAATGCTCATAAATTTTATGTGGAATAAAACAAATTGCCATAAGTACAAATCTTAATATTACTATTGGAATCTCTGCCAGCATACACAATATACACCAAATACATGCCAGCTTATTTCTTTTATACCATTCCACTGGTTTTCTTGAAACATTTCCGTTCGTATCTCTTAATGCTTCAAAGGCAATTTTGCTAATTTTTATCATCTACTTCGCCTCTTTTAACTTCTCCACTGCCAGCTTTAAAGACTCTACAAATTCATCATTTAATGCTGCGCGGTCTGGATTCTCAATAAATTTTTCAATATCTTCAACTGCTTTCTCTTCCGGTGTATGAACTGTCGCTTTTCCTGATTTCACAATTTCAAAGAGTTCATCAATGTTACCTTTCCAGTTGTATATATTACACAAATGGATGTTGCACTTAGTATTCACTTTGCCAAATACACATTCCGAACATTCACGTTCGTAACAATTGCCTGCATCTGCAATCCTCTCAGCAAACTCTCTTACTGTCATTTCTTTTGTTCCGAGGATTTCTGATGCTTCGTAGAAAGTTGAGTCTGGGCCAATATGTGCTTCGCGGGTAACATCTTTGTCTTCATAAAATTTTAAAATGTCTGGAAAATGTTGTTTTGGTAATGGTCTGCAATAGTTTTTTGTAGGCCATTGGAATCCCTGTTTTTCAGCTTCTTTAAGAAGCATTTCGTTTTCCTCTTTTGTTCTAACCAGAACACATGTATTTCTTAAATCAATCATCTGATTCCTCCTGTAATAAATCTGGATTATCAAAAATATTCCCTTTGGCCTCTACTTTATTATTCCAATATCCTAATTCGTGTCTCAGACAAGTTTCATCTGGAAAATCAACGTAAAATCCTTGATTGCATTCTTCGAGTGCAAATCCCGTAGTGTACAACCCGAATTTGACTGGTGCATAAATATCTGAGACAGTCTTTACAATGTCGTTCTCCCATATTTTATTCCCGTATTTATCGCAAAGTCCTGTGAACTGGCAGAGGGTGGATGTGTAAATTTCATGGTATTCATTTGGATACACGACAATGAAGTGCCCTGTTTCCTTACCATTTCCCGGATAACATGTATTTACATATTGTCCAACCACCCACTCTCCATTATCAATCCGCTTTGCCTTGAAAAGAATTTCTCTCATTCAACTCCACCACCTTTCATAATTTCAATAGCTTTACTAATAAGGCATACCGTGCAGTCCGATGCTCTACACTCTTCTCCAAAACAATCTTTGGTCACCGGTGATGTCATTATTTTTTCAACTTCTTCTAATTGCTCAATAACCTTGTCCACATCAAAAACTGTCGGCTGTTCGTCAATAACTGCACCTATTGCAAAATCCATATCCGAATTTCCAAGAGAGTCAATTATTTTGTCTGCATCAATCAGTCTGCTCATATTCTATTCTCCTAACTGTTTTAAAATTTCTTTTG